TGGCTGCTTAAAAAAAGAACAAATGGTAGTGTCCGCTATTGCCAGTACACCTCACAGCCGCGTTTGCACTCGATGAAGCGTTAGTCTCTGATGCTTTGGCTGCATCCTTAGATGCAGAGGCACTGGACGCAGATATTGTAGCCTCCGATGCTTTGGTCGATGCTACAGACGCTGATTCTGCTGCCGCTTCTTTGGCGGCCTCTGCGTTCGTTTCAGATCTTTTCGCAGCAGTTGCACTCGCACTTGCAGCACTTTGTGAGGATGCCGCAGCGGATGCACTTTGAGACGCTTGAGATGCTTTTTCTCCAGCGGTATTGGCGCTTTCTGCCGCTGCGGCAGCACTGGCCGCCGCCTCACGAGCTTTGTCGCCAGCAGCATCAATCGCGTCAGTGTTATTTTTATACCACTCAACGTTTTCGTTGTGCTCGTTGACGATCTGCATTAGCGGCTTAACGGTCACTTCTGTACCGTCTTCACGCTCGATTGTCACCTCATCAAGAGCAGTCAACCAACTGCGCATAGACTTGGAATCAGCCGACATACGCGACATTAGTGCAGTAAAGCGCGCGCTAAACTGCGTTAAGTCACCTTCATAGGTCGTAATGATTCGGCACGGAACTTCAGACTGAGTTTCGCCGGTATAAGGTTCTGAGAGAACAATGTTTGTATCACTGGTTACGCGCTTGATCTCATACAGCTTATTGTCGGGGCCAATGACGATCATGCCCGGCAACACACCATTAGCTGTTACGTTCCAGGCTGTTCCAACACCAACGAGAGTATTGCTACCCTGTGTAAATGTGATAGTACCTTCCCTGTACCACATGTTGAATATGCTCCTTGATTTGGTGGGCTATCCTTGCCCACCATAAAGTAAGTACCTACTTATTTTTACCGATGTAAATATTTTTTTCTACTATCACAGAAGGCCAATTCTCACTCGGAGGACGTTGTTATCGTCATAAACGTCAATCCGCTGACCATTTATGACCAATCGCCCATTGCCGCCGCTATTACCGTTAATCTCAAGCGTTCCATTTTTGCCGAACCGCCATCCAGATCTACCGCTAACAAAATTGGTAGATTGCAGATCGCCTACTTTTGCATTGGTGATTGTGCCATCCTTGATATACGCACCATTCATATAGGCGATACTGTTTTCGATAACAAATGGCGTGGTGATCTTCCCGTTAACAGAGTTGACCAAACCAAATCTGTCCGCCTGCACCAAAAACTGAGAAAGACCGGTGGTGTCGATACCAAGCGCAATACCGGCAACATACTTCTGCCCTCCGCTCGTTGAAGTCTCCATTTTCAACGTCCACGCGGTTGAGACTTTTTTGTTGGTATCAGCAATGGCTGTTGCCTGCTGTTGAATTGTCGCGGTATTTCCATCCACCTCTGCTTTCAGAGTATCGATTCGCCCACTTAGAGCATTATCTGCCTGCGTTCTCGCTGTCGTTTCAGTTGTGACCGCCGCAGAAATGTTGGCTGCTGTTTGAGACTCTAAGTTTGTGATTTGAGTCGCCAATGCAGCATCTTGCTCTGTACGCGTTTTCGTTTCGGTTGCTACAGCCGCTTTAATATCCTCTTTGTATTGAGAGGTCAGCTTGGTGATCTGAGACGACAACGCCGAGTCAGCATCAGTTCGAGCCTGCGTTTCAACTGCAACGGCCGCACTAATATCTTTCGCTGTCTGTGCTTTTAAACTTGAAACCTCTTTTGTTAAAGCGGTATCACCATCTGCACGAGCCGTTGTTTCTCTGGCAAGAGACGCCTCGAGATCATTAGCTTTTGCTGTAAGAGACGTAATCTGGGTAGACAATGCACTATCGGCATCAGTCCTTGCTTTTGTCTCTACAGCAACCGCTGCGGCAATATCAGTTCCGGTTTGTGCTCGCAGGCTGTTAATTTCTCGTGAGAGCACCTGGTCAGCACTTGCTCTGGCCTCCTGCTCCTGAGTGATGGCAGCGGATATATCACCGTCAACCTTTGACTGAAGCTGGTTTATTTGTTTGGCTAACGCAGAGTCCCCGCTTGCTCGGGCCTCCTGCTCACTACGTATTGCAGCAGAAATATCATCATCAACCTTTGCCTGAAGTTGGGTGATCTGGCTTGCCAGAGCCGAATCTTCCGTTGCTCGGGCTTCTTGCTCTTCCTTAATAGCTGCGACGATATCGTTGCTTACTTTCGACTCAAGCTGAGTGATCTGTGTCGTCAGAGCTTCATCGGCAGATGTACGAGCCTCCTGCTCTGTACTAATCGCCGCGCTGATATCTCCTTCAAACTTAGATTGCAGCTGAGTGACACGCTTTGCCAACGCTTCATCGCCATCGGCACGAGCGGTGGACTCTTCCAGAATACTGGCCTTAATGTCTTCGCCAATTTCTACGCGAATTTCCTCAACCTTCGTGGCCATTGCAGACATATCATCAGCAAAGGTTTTCTGTGTTGTTGCGATCTTCGCGTTATTGACCATCTGCTTGTGCTGGTCTTCATCTTGACGAAGAGCCAGGTCAATATTTGTTTTGGCTAACGCCTCAATGTTCGTAGTCAGTTCTGCACTGGCACGATCGACCTCTGCAACCGTCTTTTTCATTTCTTCAACGGCAGCGGAGCTTTCCTCTACCGTTGACTGCAACACTTCCAGTTGTTTAGCGTTTGCAGCATCGCCTTCAACACGAGCCTCGCTTTCCTTAGCAATAAGAGCCGCCGCTTCATCTCTTGCAGCCTTTATTGCCTCGACTGTATTAGCGAGAGCTTTATCGTGTTCAGATACGGTGTTTTCGATTTCAACAATTGCAGCATCAGTAGCATCAATTTTTTCAAACGCTTCATTGACCTTGTCGATCGTTGCCGAAACCTCACCTTTAAGCTCGGTTTGTGCGTTCTCCAAAGCATCGCTACGCTCGTTGAATTTTATTTCAAAATCCGCGAGGTTATCGCTGAACTGCTTATCTAATTCAGCTATATCTTCCTTAACGTCGTTTACCGCCCCCTCCAAAGATTCGACGCTCTGGTTGATATGCTCATTTAACTCGTCAACTGCTTCTTGAGAGGCTTTGCTGTTGATGTCCTCAAGCAGAGCCTGACCAAGCTCGGAAGATGTAATTTTGCCAGTCAGGAACGACAGTACATCGCGAGTTGTCGCCTCTGTACCCAAGTTTGAGTTCGGAGGACTTAACATACCTCGCTTGTTCGATGCTCGAACCCAGTAATACCACGTTTCGCTATCCCCAAGACCAGCATGTGTAAAGGTGGTGCTTGCAGACTCTGCGATCAGTTTCGCCGTATCCAGATTGTTGGTCTGGGATGCGTAAACATTAATGTGATCAAGGTCTACCGAATCTGGATTAACCCAATTCAGTATCACATTACGATAGTCTCCAACGGCCGTTAATGACGTTGGGGAATCCGGCGGTGTCATTGTGCCCAACACCTGATAAACGGTACTGATAATCTCTGTTTTTTTACCGTTGAATGAAACCGCATACAGCTGGAAGTCGTAGCGTCCATTCTCCGCGACATTAACGATTTCGTATTGCTCTTCGGTTACACGCGCCGATTGCCAGTTCGATACATTGTTTTCATCAGAACGTCGCCAACTGATCCAATACTCTGGAGATTTCCCTTCCCATGTTGCAGTCAGTTTTACTGACAGGTTGCCCGGGCTTGAGAGATAAGTCCCTTCAGTGATTTGCAGATTAGATGGCTTGGAGTAAGTTGGGTCCAATACCGTCGTATTCTGCGGGATCAGCGTTGCACCATTGTCGATTGCCTCATATTTAGACGGATTGTTCTCAACAGCGGTGATGTCAAAGCTACCCGGCGTTTCCCCCTGCGCGATGTTAACGATGCGAACGCGCATAGGTTCGAGGTCTGGTTCTGTAATAGTCCAGACGCCGTTCAAAACAGGCGTTTCAGCCGAAGACAGGGCTTTTGAAAACGTAACTTTTGTTATATTTTCGCCAGTTTCAAGAACATCGCGTTCAACGATTTTGCCTTCCTGATTCAGTATTCGAATAAAGCAGCCGCCTTTGGCTAACGACACAGGCGCATCGAGTGTGACGCTGTTTTTGGTAAACGCCACAATTCGACCTGAGTTACGTTTGCCTGCGCGATATTTGTTCTGAATCAGAACGGTTTCACCAGGCATCAGAAATGACGCGTCTAAGCCGGCAGTAAATGTAATTACATCCGACTCCATTCTGGAGGTATATAAAAGCCACAAACCAACTCGGTGAGCCTGCCCTCGGCTTGTACAGCCAAATGCTACGACTTCTGTTTTACGCTCACCATAACGGCGCATTGCGTCCTGATCTTCGACGTACTCGATGTTTTGCTTATAACCGTCCTCCTTGTTGTTGTAGGTTACGAGCGCAACGGATGGGCGATCTTTACGCGCAGAACCTTTATAGGTAAACAATCCATCTTTGACGTTAGAGTTGGTAAACATCATTACCGGATCTGATGGGCTATCCTGCATGATGTTAACCATCCCACCAGCCCAAAACACCATGCCGCGGAATGCTCCGGCAATATCCTGAATTAGCCGGTATGCGTCCTGTCGACTGGTGATCTGCGTATTGATTGCAAAGCGTTTCTCTTTGCCACCAAAGCCATCATCGACCTCTTCGTCACAATATCGACCAATCTGGTACAACTGGCCAAGGTCAATCATAGATTCCGACACATACTGACCAAGGCCATATCGAGCATTGGTCAGCAAATCAAAGAGAATCCACGCGGGGTTCGAAGAAGACAACAGCTTAAAAGTGCCATCCCATACCCCAGCGTAAGTGTTACTGGACTCGTTATAGTTTGAAGGTACTCGAATTTTTAGGCCACGCACCAGATAAGAGCGAGATGGCATGGTGCTGCCGAATTGCTCAGAGTTTACCTTCAATCCAACCAAAACAGAGTTTGGATAGTTCATCGGTGTATCGACAATTTCCCCGATTGAATCCACCCATGTATCGTTATAGAGATACTGGCTACTGTTATCATCGGTAATACGGACCACACGAACCTTGTATGCTCGTCCAGGCTTAGGCAGCTTCAGCTCATAGCTACGGTAATAAACGCCGGTCTTCTTTGCTGTTAGCTTAATGCCAACGCTTTTTTCACCTTCAGCGACCACATCTACAAATGTTGAGTCGCCATTTGCTATCTGGAACTTGTACTCAACAGTCGTACCGTTCGTGTCACCAGTTTTTTTATCTATGCTTCGCAAAGAAGGAAACTTCATGATGACACGAACCCGATCAGCTTCATCGTTATCGATTGAAACCGTTACATAATGTGTTTTTTTTAACTGGATATTGACGGATTTAGGCGTTTCAACGAAATCAAAGCCAGACATTGGAGTCTGGTCTTGTGAACCGTCGCGAAAATCCCATGTGATTCCGCTGAAGTTGGAGGAACCGTCTTCATTTACAATCGGCAGATCGTCGATAAAAATAGATCTTGCGCCATTTACTAAGCCGCCAATTACCCCTTCCCCAAGAAGATCGAGGATAGCGGCCATTGCACGAGAATTTACGGTATCGTCGGCTTCAACCGGTGTACGGCTGGAGCTTTTGCTGCTTTTTTTACCACCCGCACCGGCAATAAACAGCGGTAGCTTTTTCTTCTTGAACTGTTCCATGTTCAAAAAATCCTTGTTTACATTAGCTGGTCAATCGTGATTGAAGAACTCACAACCTGTGAGCCAACCAGAATTTCCTCGCCATAGATAAGTTGTACTGGGTTGCCCTGGTTTTCTGTATTTTGAGGGCCGTCGAAATAATAAGAGTTCGAGTTATCTGCCTGTCTCACACTTTCGTTAGTGGCTTGCGGCGATATGATTTGTGATATGCCGCCCATCATCAGTGACAAACCGAGAGGTGCTAAAGCAGGCATCACTACCGCCGATACAACCAACAAAGCGGCCCCTACTACCGTCTGAAACCACCCAAAAGCAGATCCACCGCTTCCTCGCGGAACAGGTGTAATGCGGATTTTGGCAATGTTGTCAGACTGCCCCATCATCTGATATTCACTTTCGTCAACAGACCACTTGTGGCCCTGTTTATTGGTGATCTGGATGTGGTAACGGTCATAGGTTTTGATATTGCGCTTCATCCATGCTTTAAACCCAGGCTTGTTGGCCTCAATTAAATCCAGAGCCTGTTTTGTATTGCGCACCTTTAGATGCCAGTGGCGGCCAAAATGTTTGGCCATAGGGCCGCCAAGCTGCACATGAACTAACTCAGACACGTCTCATCTCCCTTGAGCAAGTCTCTGTGACGCAAGTGATGCGTCGTATGTTTCTGATACATTCCGCCGTAATAAGCACGACAACTAAGACGGTCGATCTGGTGATGAAGAATCATTCCATCGCCGATATAAACCGCGCAGTGATCTGGCATTTTCCCGTATTGAATAAAGAAGACGTCCCCACGTTGAGGCTCTGTTCCAGGCGCAAGCCGTACCAATCCCTCGTTTCGGTAGTTCTGGTCGAGAATGTCGTTATCGCCGGTGTACCACGATGGAATATGCAGGTGTGCGTTCGGGTTAAGCTCGACGTTAAACTCACGCTTCAAATAGTCCCGACACAACATCCAGCAATCGAATACGCCAAATACATACGGTCTACCCAGGTATGGCATTTCGAAACCATCAGGTGTGATCACATTCATCTCGCTAAAATGGAAAGGGGCATCTCCCTCAACATTCTTGCGAATAGCCAGAATCATCCACGGAACTTCCGTCGCTTCACAGCCTGCACGATCGGCATCAGATGCTTCTGCTGATTCATCAGTATGTGAATGCCAGATTGCGATTACGTCACCTGCATCCTCTGCCGCCATAATGTCGTCAACGTGCATTACAAAAGTGTTCTGCGGGTTCTCCGAAACATTTCGCGCTTCCATAAAGCGATATTTGTCGCCATTAGTTCTCACCAGAAAGCCACACGCTTCATTAGGGTAGCGATTTATGGCGCAGAGATAGATTTGCTGCATAACATCAGAGCCAAGCTCAGGGATTGCTTTATTACCCATATCGCGTAGCTCCAATAAACCCGCCAAAATGGATCACTCCGTTGGCAAAATAATTCCGACGCGCATTACAGGCGTCATAACGTTTTGTGCAGTAATCAGCACCAGACATAGACGTCTGCTGGTTATTTTTGTCGAAATATGGACCGGTATAGCCGCATTCTGGCCCTCGGTATTTCCACGGGCAGGTGTTTTTAATGATCTGACGATACGGCAGTTGCACCCCCATCAAATCGAACACACTGGACAATTCAAACTCGACAACCTGATGAGTTTCGAGAGTTTTCTGTTCGATAAACCACATTTCATCCGGGAAATGTTGGTTTGGATCTGCTGTTGGGTTGCCGTCTTTAAAATTAACGGCATCGAGGAAGCGAGCCAGCGTCATCTTGCGAATAATGCGGCAGCCAACAAGATCGTCGTTCGCCTGAACTTCCGCAGAGACGGTTCCGGCAAAGTTCGATACCTGAATTTTTGGACGTGGCAACGTTCCCTGGCCCGTTTTGTCAAAACCTGATGCTTTGATTGGCCACGGCTCGTATGTCACTCCTTGCCAGACGACCGGTTGCATCAGTTCGTTTGTTCCGGCGTGGAAGAATAGCTTCCCCCCTGAAGTTGTGTTCGACATATCCAGTACGAACAACTCAATGAGTGCAGAGGGAGATAAGCTCTGAATATCAGCTTTAATTCCCATTGTTTCATCCTTGAAATAAGTAGGCGCTAACATCCTGTCAGCGCCACAATGATAGTAAATTAGTACTTACTTATCCAGATACTTAAGCCTCAAATACTTGTCTGAATGTAGCAGTTAAGACACAGTACCCCTGATATCGCTTGACCGTATGACTGTCACATACAACTACAATCTGCTTGCCTCTTGGATTAACCCAATAGAACGATTCAACGCCTGATCGCTCAGTCAGGAAGTCATCGATTGCATTAATTTCGTTGTATGATCTTGTAAAGGTTAACGACCATTCTTCTTTAATACGATTAAGACCTTGAGCCTGTCGCTGCTCGTAGTCATCACCAAAATTAAGTACCGTTACATTCGGTTTTACGCTTTTTTCAGATTCGTAATCTGGATACCAATTAAACGTTTGTCTTTCCATCTCACATCCTTGTGAGACTGCCCCCGTCGGGGCAGTCGATAGTTAGTTACGTTGAGTGTTTGGGTTGAGTGATCCGCCAGGGCGTTTCTCTTGAGCGATAGTCTCAAGCGCGATTGCTTTCATCCGTTGAGCGGCATTGTTCCATATGCTTTCTGTATCGCCGGATTCAGTTGTGCTACCGTCACTATGGACGTTGATCTCAATTGATACCGGAGAAAGAACATTTCCTCCTCCACTCATACCATCGGTACTGAGCGTTACAGGGATTGTTCGACCATCAGGCAATGGAACATACGCCTCATTCATATCGCCTTCCCCAAACAACGCCAATTGAGGTGAGTTGGCGATACCGCCTTTCTGGTATGCCCGGAGCGGGATCACGCCGTCTTTTCCGAATATGCCACCATTTGCAAACTTCGGAATTGCAGGAATACCATTCGTGCCATCGGCAGCAGAACTGGTCAGATTGTTGAACCCGGAAGTTGAGCCAGAAGAACCGGACATCAATCCATCAAATCCACCACCAGCCCATACTGAAACCAAACCAGATGCAACTGTCGCGCCGAAATTCAACCACTTATTACCAGAGCCGGAAGCATTAGCTCCAAGCATTGCAAACGCGGCAGACAGAGCGCCGGTAACAGAGCTGAGGTTCTGCATCGAGAAGATGGAGTCCTTCACTGCTTTTGTCTCAGCATCTTTGGCTTCGGTGCTATCAAATAGCCCCGATACCCAGCTACCAATCGCATTTGTTGCTGTGCCAATTGCGCTGGTGGTCTGCTGTGTTGTTTGCCCCAATCCAGTTACCGAACTGGACGTCTCCTTCGTGGCTTCTCCTACCGACTTGTCGCCATTAACAGTGTTGCCCATTCGTACACCTTGATTGGCAACGGCAGAAGCAACTCCAGTGAGCAAATTGCCACTCTGTGAACTACCAGCTGCGGTGGTTCCCATCCCCAACATGTTCATTAGAGGCAGCGTGATTTGCGACTTCACGACCATATTGGTGATATCTTTCAAAATGGACTGAGATAGGCTGGAGAAGCTCATCTTCCCGTTAATAACGAAATCAGTCAGGACATCAGTTAAGCCACTAAACAAATCAGTCCAGGTGCTTTCGATCTGCTCTGCCAAGTTTTCGTATTCCAGTGCCAACTTCTGCGTCGCAGTCCCCGTCTCTTTAATAAGCGCGGTATTGCCAGCAGCAATCAGTTGATTGATTTTCTTTGTATAAAGCGCCACAACTTTAGGATCAGACGCCTTATCACGAAGTTCTATCAACGCTTTGAGATTGCGGTTGTAGGTGTCTTCGAAATCAGCAACTTTCTCTTCGCGAGACGGCGTATAGCCAGCACTAATAATGGAATCCGCCTCCGGTGCCCAAGTGGAGATCATCTGCTCAACATTGCGGCGATTAAACATCTCGCGATATTCAGGTGTCGCATTTTTGAGGTCTTCAAGACGTTTTTTCGCCTTGTCGATCATCTCTTGAGTGATGAACTCGTTAGGAACCGCATTAGCCAAATCTGTCAGCGATTTCGTTGTATCGCGAAGAGACTGATCAAACGATACCGTAGCCTTAGAGCTTTCACCCATTTGCCCCATAAGCTGATCGGCTTTATCCAGAGCCTTCTGGTATCCGGCTGCCAGTTTCTGTTGCGCTGCCTGCTCCTTCTTGGCCGCACGCTGCGAGGCGTTAGCTGATCGTTGGGCGGCTTTCTCGGCAGCTGCGGCATCCTGTTCACGAGCTTTAGTCAGTGCAGCAATGGCTGCGGCACGCTCTTCATCGCTCATTTTCTCCAGAGAGCTGGCACTGGATGCTTTCTGCAAATTAAGCTGCGTCTTGAGTTGTTTAGGCCCAATAATAGGCTTACCTTCGAAGTCCATCATCGGAGTGCCGTCAGGCAAAGTACGCTGATAAGTCGCAGAATCCATCTGGTTTCGCATATATTGCGCCAGCGCCTTCTGAGCAGCTTTATCAGTTGTACCTAACCCAAGAACAGTCCCCTGGTTTGACATCACGCCCTTACCAGTTTTGGCCGCGTTATCTCTCTCGAACTCTGCCTGAGTCAGTTCCTGAGCAACGGTTTCCAAATGCTCCTGATAACCACGAATACTGCCTTGAAGTTTCTGGATCTGCTCGGTATTTCCATCCTTTTTGGCTTTTTCAAGCTGATCATTAAGAGTCGCGATTTGCTTCTCGGTCGCATTCTTACGAGAAGAAAGTGAATCAACCAGTTTTTGCGCAGGCTCCAGATAGCTTTTGTTTACCGTTTCACGTAACGGTGCCAATAGCTTGTTCTTTTCATCATCTGAAAGTGAACTGTCATCATTGATTTTCTGGATCTTCTCCAGAGCCTCCTGCCGGGCTTTCACGAATGTTGCCGCGAAAATCTGGTTTTCCGCTCGAATTTTCTCAATCTGAGATTCGGCAGCCTCTTTAGCCAAACGCTTTGCTACAGCGCCGTCACCAAGAGCTATCGTGCCGGTTATCTTTTGATACTCTTCCTGATTTTTTTTCAGGCGTGCTTCAATGTCAGCCTTCGACTCTTTGTGAGTAATAACACCGGCAGAGTTAGATACGTAATTAACACCCTCACCAGTTTTTAATGCTCGTTGATCAGCAAGAATCTGCTTTTCGAGCTTTTCTGCGCGGTCGGCCATTTGTGCACGTTTGGCCGCTGTCATCGCTTCTGGTATTTTCCTAATCTCGTCAACGACCTTTGAAGTTTCGCTGCGGAGCATGGTCATGTACGTGATTAGGCCAGCAACAGCTACAGTGGCAACTGTAAATGCTGCCCCTATAGGGTTTGCTGCAATGAACGCCGTTAATCCTGCAAAAGCACCTTTAAGCCCCGTAATCGCCCCACGAATGGCGAAAATAAGAGAGGGGATCGGAGCCAACCCCATACGTGCCGCACGATTGAATCGAGTTACTGCTGTAGCGCCGAGGTTAAATGGAGTCTGTATGGCGGTCGCCATCGTGGCAAAGGTGCTAACCATCTGGCTGCCTGCGCCAACTACTCCCATGATCCCTGCTCGCATCAGTTTGAACGCAACCATCGCGGCCACGACCTTACCGAGATTAATTACCAGCTCTTGGTTCTTTGCTAACCATTGAGCAAGCTGACGCAACCCATCGATTGCCGTCGTTAACCCCGAACCTAAAGAATTGGCAAACGAAATCCCTTCGGCGCTATTCATGATTGAAGCCAGTTCTTTCATCCCCTTTGATAGAGAATCCAGATATCCAGCCTGACCAACTCGATCAGCAAATAACGTGAATGACGTCTGAAGTTGCGCCAGCGCACCTGTGTAGGTTTGCATCATGTCTTTCGCTGCGTTCTCGTTCTCCGCACGCAGACCAACAAACATCAGAGACAACGCCTGCTTTGCCTCAACCGTACCGCTGGCAACGGCTTTAGTCAGTTCCCCCATAGTGATGCCTGCGGCGTCTGCCATTGCCTGCATCGCGTTAGGAACGGCTTCACCTAATTGCTGACGTAGCTCTTCCATTGACACAACGCCCTTACCGGACATCTGCTGAACGGCCACAGCCGCACGTTTCAACAGCTCACTATCACCACCAAAACGAGCAACGGAGTCCACCAGCGCCTTCAGAGAACCATCGGTTGGATCTAAGCCAGCAGAACGAAACTTCACGAAGGAGTCTGTTAACGCCTGCATCGCGAACGGCGCATTTTGAGCCATGTCTACGATGTACTTCATATCATCAGCGGCAGCCTGGCCCGGGTTGGACTTCTCCTTATTCAACCCTCGAAGCATCACCCGCATACGTTCCATTTCGGCCGCAGCTTCAACAATAGGCTTCTGCCACCCAAACATGATGTCAGTAACCGTTCTGGCTGCATCTCCGATCTCGCCAAGCAGGAAAATGTTGCCACGAAGGCCAGAGAACATACCTCCTTCGTTACTTTTACCGCTATGGCCAGAAGCGCCGCTACGCCGCCCGCTACCACCATCGCCACTTCCAGATGTACGAACGCGTACCGGCTTGCTAATCAGTTGCTGACGTCCGATAACTTCGTCCATCTGCTCACGAACCTTTTTCAGTCCCTCGGCAGCCTGACTCGTTGTGACACCCCAATTACTGAGTCGCTTCGTCGTGGTATTAAGGCGCGTATTCATGCCACTCACGGACGCAGAGGCTTCTTTGACCTCCGTACCAAAGCGGCTTGCGCTTTTGCTTGCATAGGTCGCCCAATCAGAGAAATCATTTAGCTCTGATTGCACTTTACGTAATGACGCGGTGAGTTTATCTACTGAAGAAGTTGTCGTATCGACGCGCTCAATCAGGGCTTTAAGACCAGAATTGAGGCTGGTGATGTTGCCACGCATTTTACGCGTAGCATCTGAAGCAAGCTCAAAACCGGCAGCTACATCCTGTAGTTTATCTGCCGTAGAATCGAGCTTGCTTTCCAGAACGCCAATGATACGGGCGACCGAACCCAAAGAGCGTTCAAAGGTTTGGATTTTTTGAGCAGGCTTTGTTACCTGCTCACCAAATCGAGTAAGCAGTTTCCCCGCACGATCGATTGACGCTGTAAACTGTTTGTCTTCCAGCGACAGGATAAACTCTACGTTTTGTGACATTCCCTTGTCATCCTCTGCCAAATATTTGCATCAGTTGCTCTTTGGCGTCAGGGTCTGCCTTATCCTGGCTTGGATCGTAGACTTTATCTGTTACGACTGGTCTTCCAATCCTGAGTTGCAAACCCTCCATGAACGCCTTCACAGCCTCGCCATCCGCCTGGGACGCACGAGCGACTTGTAAGTTGCGGACATCCTCTTCCGCACGCAGACGGTCTATATTGCGACTGAGCATCCAGAACATCGTGAGAGGGATGTTCAATAGCTCTAATGGCGACACGGCGTAGTGAGCAACTACACGACTGAAATAGAATCCGAGATCTATTGAAACGGTCCTTGTCCCGGATTCATCGCGGGAAATTACTTTGCCCCTTCGCCAGCCGCTTTTTCGTTTTCTTCATCAATCACTTCCATAGCGAAGGTGAAGATCTGCTGGAGTTGCGGAACAGTCAGTTTTTCAAGAACTTCATCAGGCACTGAAGGGATAACCTTACGAACCAGATCTGCATAAGCTGTCACTTGCTCAACAGGAGACATGTTCATGAGATCTTTGCCTTCCATCTGCTTGATGGAAACGAACAGACCTACCGTCATTTCAACGATGGGATATTCCTGACCGCCAAATTTGATGCTTTTCTTCGGAGGCAGAATGGAATCGAGATCGAGTAATTTGGTCATTGGTTAAAATCCTTTTAAAAGAGAGGCTCATCCTGAGCCTCTGCTTAATTACTGATTAATCTGCGGAGTTAATCGTTACTGACTTAGTAGCCTTCTTAGAACCGCTATTGCTGGTGAAGGAGATGTTTGCAGTACCCTGCGCCACACCGCGCACAAGACCCGTTTGATCTACCGTGGCCTTTTCCTGGTCTTCGGATTCCCAAACACCGGTTTTGTCTGCGGCATCAGCTGGAGTGATTTCGGCTGTCAGTTGCACAGTTTCTCCAGCTTTTACGGTTGGAGATTCCGGTGAGATCGACACAGTTTTTACCGGTTTAGGACCGCTCATTTTGCCCAGAACGCCTTCATCATCCGGGTATGCGCTGAACTGAACAGAGAACACACGAACATCATCAGACTGGTAGGTCATAGTGAAGTTGCCCGCGGTTGCCGCTTTCGGGATGGTCAACACATAGTCGGTGGTGTCCTGCGGAGTCAGAACCAGCTCCTTCGCCACATCAATCAGGTTAACGCCCTGTGCAGATGTGATCGTGACAGAGTTGTCATCTTCGCTCAGAGTAGAACCAGGCATCAGGTCAACCATGTTTTGGAGTACAGACTCAGCCAGAGGCGCGGTGATGGTAATGTTGCGCCCCTGAACTAATTCGGAAATTACGGTCTGCCCCAACTGATCGACGGTGACTTTCAGCGTTTCAGTGGCTACTTCAACCTGAACACCACCTTTGGTGTAACCCAAATCCACACCACCAAACGACACCTTACAGGCACCAAGTTTGATGTTTTTTACATGGGTATTAGACATTGATGGAAAACTCCTTTTTCCGTTAATTCTACGCATTCATTGCGCTAATGGTAAGTATATACTTACCAATTGAGTTAATTCAATAAATAGCCAGCAAATTCAACAGGAATGCCTGCTTCTATTAATGCCCCATCATTTTTGGGATAAATGATTGGCATCGCCATCGGTCGTACAAGTCGAAAATAAACACCACCAGATTCCGTTTCCTCTACTGGAAACATCTCAATGATTTTATTGGCTTTCTCAACCGTCGTAGTAATTGACGAACCACGCACAATGATTGTGAATGATTCGTGATAAAAGCCCTGTAGCTCATGATCGATGCTGATGCCGGTATTTGGGTTAATAAGCAGGACGCCAGATTTCACATTGGCAGGCAAGTAGTGACAGAAAATGTCAGTCCCGACCGTGCCAATCTTTGCCTTCTGCATCAAACTTGCAAACGCTTCAATAAACACATTAACCTCTCGTAAATCCGGCTTTTCTGGCAGCCTCAAGAATCGCTTCTGAGAACTGCTTCTCGCTAATTTCCACCGCTCTTTCCAGAAAGTGTGGCCCAACACGGGGTTTAACACCGGCAATTGGTGGGTTTGTCACGTTCTTCATTCGAGAAAGATAACCGAGTCGGTATTTACCCAGCTCCATGTACTTAGCATAGTCACCTACTTCTACGCCCGGATGCCCCTGACGTGGTTTTGCTCCAGACACAGAAAGCTCAATACGCAGCCCTGAATAACCTTCTTTAATCACCCTGGCAAAGATGGCTGTCTCCAGAGATCCGGTTTCCAGCGGGGCCATTGCACGGCTGAGACGCTCAACCAAACGCGCCAGCTTTTCCATGTCCCGGATAAGATATCGCTTAAATGCTTTCTGGCTGTTGTTGAGTCGATTCCCCGCACGTTTGAACTGATGCGCATCGTATTTCAGACCCATATATTCGCCCCTACTTCAAGATGCCCAGGTCTTCCTCGTAGCCCCCAGCGGCGATGAACACTGGACACCTTTAATTTTTGACCTTCAAGGATCAGCACATCATCAAGTTGTACAGCCGCTTCTAAAGGGACAACTAACACAGCATCAAACAGCTCCAGACTCGCCTTACCACGACTACCAGAGCTATCAGCACGAACTGACGATTTCTCATTACTCTGTTCGAACTTAACCACGCCGACATTCGTCTTCCTGACGAATTGTAATTGCGCCTCGCCGTAAACGTTCTTTGCGCCAAAGCGGTAGATCGCAATTTCTGTTTGCCACGAAATATTCATGCTCTCTCTCTGTTGTTGTCGGTCGCTCTCATTACTGGCCAAAAACCCTTTCGACCAAAAGTAAATAATGCGACTGGCGTTACGCACGGCGAACAATCATACGGTTGTTGATGTAACTGACCAGCAAGCGCCAGGTACTATGAGGTAGCCTGAGTTTAACGGACACTCCTTCCTGAAATAGAATGGCATCAGAAG